TGAGGCACATCCGCCATCAAAATCTGCGACAAGGTAGATTCTCGCTCTTCGTTGGGGAAGATACCAGTATTGAGCATCGAATGTTCGGTAGGAGAGAGAGAAATTTTCACCCATGATTTCTCCTGCCTTTGTCCATTTTTCAGGTTTAGGGACAGATAAATCTGTGTCTTTAATCTTACAGAATTCTTCAAGAACGCATCGGAAGTCTTCTCCGCCATTTGAGGAGAATGCTCCTGTGACATTTTCCCACACTGCAAATCTCGGATATTTTCCATTGGTTGCACCTCTCATTTCCTTTATAATTCTGATTGCCTGAAAGAAAAGTCCTGAACGCTCTGCATTCAAGCCCTGACGCTTGCCTGCAACTGAAAGATCAGTACAGGGCGAGCCAAAGGTGACAATATCCACAGGCTCAATTTCTACACCGTTGATGCTGTTGATGTCGCCAAGGTGCTTTACAAAAGGCAGTCGCTTTTCGGTTACAGCGATAGGAAAAGGTTCAATTTCTGATTTCCAGACAGGCACGATGCCGGAAAGCATAGCCATCATGGGGAATGTTCCTGAACCATCAAAAAGGCTGCCGAGCGTAAGAGGTTTATTCATCAGGCTTTTCCACCTCTTTTACAAGTTCACAGTAAGGTATCTGCTGTCCGTCACGGATAACATACACACCGTCAGCATCGCCGGTATCCTCAACATAGCGTCGGAGAATAACAGATGCATACTTTTCATCCAGTTCCATTGTGTAACAAATGCGGTTCATTTGCTCACAAGCCATAAGGGTTGAACCGCTACCGCCAAACGTATCAATAACTACACCATTTGCCTGTGTGGAATTTCCGATAGGATAGCTTAAAAGGTCAAGTGGCTTTGAAGTTGGGTGATTTGCATTGCGTTTCGGCTTATCAAAATTCCAGATGGTCGTTTGCTTGCGGTCTGAATACCAATGATGCTTGCCGTTCTGCATAAAGCCATACAACACAGGTTCGTGCTGCCACTGATAATCCGAGCGTCCAAGCACCAGACTATCTTTCACCCAGATACAGCAGCCTGCAAGATGAAATCCGGCATCAATGAAAGCCTTTCTGAAATTCAGTCCCTCCGTATCCGCATGGAATACATAGGCTGCACCGCCTTTTTCAAGGTGGTCAGCCATACACTTGAATGAAGCAAGAAGAAAGTTGTAGAATTCTTCGTTTTTCATACTGTCATTCTGAATGGTAAGTCCACTGGAACTCTTGAAAGAAACTCCATAAGGCGGATCGGTCAAAATAAGGTTTGCCTTTGTATCTCCCATAAGAGCAGATACATCTTCCGCAGAAGTAGCGTCGCCGCACATCAGCTTATGTTTTCCAACAATCCAGATATCGCCATGCTGTACAAATGCAGCCTTTTCAAGTGCCTTGGTAAGGTCAAAATCATCGTCTTTGACTTCATCACCGCTGTTTGTATCAAATAAATCAGCAATTTCAGATTCATCGAAACCAGTCAAACCAAGGTCAAATCCGAGATTCTGTAACTCTTCCATCTCAACAGCAAGCAAATCATCGTCCCAGCCTGCGTCCAATGCCATACGATTGTCGGCAAGAATATATGCCTTTTTCTGTGCCTCTGTGAAATGGTCAACATATACACAAGGAATTTCTGTAATTCCTTCTTCCTTTGCTGCCATGATGCGTCCATGCCCAGCAAGAACGTTGTATTCCTTGTCAATGATGACAGGATTCACAAATCCGAATTCACGAAGAGAAGAACGAAGCTTCAGAATCTGTTCCTTGTTGTGTGTTCTGGCGTTATTGGCATAAGGCACTAATTTGTTGATGTCAACAAGCTGAAATTCTGTAGTTGTGGTCATCTGTAATTCCTCCTCTGCTGAATTCTGAGCATACCTTTTCGGGCGGCATCCATATTGCCTTTGATAGCCTGTCCTTTGATTGTGCGGTATTGCTGTTTGGTAAGATAGGGTTTATTATTTTTCAGTTCTCTCCAGAAATTATTATCTGCTTTCATAAATACTCACTTTCTGCTGCGGAGCAGCTTTTCCATCATATCTTCCTGCGGATTGCCCTGAAATTCCACAGAACAATTTTCCCTCACAATCTGAAAAATCTGATTCCAGATCTGATTTGCCTGTTTCATGTAGTTCTGTGACATCGCTACATAGGGAGAGGCGATCGCCGCACCCGTTGTGGGGTGTTTTGAAATGTACCCATATTTTGTGACGATCTGCTCGCAGTGGATCCAACGGGAAATGCTCATGGCATACTGTTCCACCAGCTGGCGGCTGACGATTTTTTCACAGGAGCGTTCTTTCAGCCATTGATAAGTTTCTATATACACATCATCTGCAAGGAGTTTTGTGCCGTCACGCTGTAATTCTTTCATGAAATCCCTGACAGGTGGTGTTTCAGCGGATTCTATATCCGCAGGCTGCATCATAACTTCAGCCGATTTTCCCTCAGCAATTTTTTCCGTGAGTGCCTTTCTTGGTCTGCCTGCACCCGGTCTTGCACCGCCTCGGTTAGTGCCGTCTCTTGCCATGATGTCACCGCCTTTCATAAATCAAAGAAATTCAAACAAAAATATTAAATTGGGCATGAAAAATGCCGACTGTAAAAGTCGGCAAAGTTAGATGTTATCAGCATTTTTCAGTATTTTTATATCTGAGGGGTCAATAGGGTGTTTGAATACCCGTTTTTGTGCGTGAGAGGGGCCACCGGTCAATGTTTTGTCTATTTTTAGAGGTTTTTATACCCCCAGGGGCTATTTTTCTCCTAAAAGCATAGTGATTTTAGGAGAAACTTGAAATTAATAGGAGTAAACAGGTCTGCTGTCCTCATTGCCGGTCTTTTTATCATGGCACGGTTTGCATAAGGCTTGCCAGTTGGATTCGTCCCACATCAAAGCGGGGTTGCCACGATGCGGAATGATATGGTCGACTACCGTTGCAGGGACATATCTTCCTTGCTGCAGGCAACGTACACACATCGGGTGCTTGCGGAGGTAAACTTTACTGAGCCTACGCCACTTGCTGTTGTAACCACGCTTTGCAGCTGACGGTCTGTCAGGCTGTTTGTGTTTCTCGCAGTATCTTTGTCCTGCATCAACAAGCTGTGGGCAGCCCGGATAACCGCAAGGGTGTTTACTCTTCTTTGGCATTCTCTCACATCCTTTTTTTCTGATTATAATGATACCACATTTTCTTAGTGGCTTTCAATGGCTTTTAGTGGCGAGTTTATAATTTTCTGCACTTCGTTCAATGCTCTGCCGTGCATACGATAAACCCACCTTAAATCCGTAGACATCAGCAAGGCGATTTGTTCCCATTTCTTAAATTGCAAGTAACGCATTTCCAGGATTGTTTTGTATTCCGCAGATTCAATTCTGTTTACAACACGCATGATCTCACGTTTCAAATTCACCAAGGCATCAATATCCCTGTCAATTTCACGTTCAAGGTCGATGATTTTTACAACGGTTTCTTCCATTCGGGAAGTGTTTCTGTTTGGACTGTGCGGCATATCGCTATAGACTGTTGTAGCTTTTGTCGCAAGTTCGTTCAGGTTTCTAATTTGTTCAATTTTAGAATTAATCTGCATATCAAGATAACGTGCCTGTTCCATGTATTCTTTTGCTGTCATATTGCCTCCAATTCCGCCTTGACTGCTGACATCAAAGCTGTCTGTGTTTTATCTTTTTCGGTAAGTGCTTTCAGGATTTTCTCGTCAACCGTACCTCTTGTGATAATATGCTGTATGATAACAGTTTCGGACTGTTGTCCCTGTCGCCATAATCTTGCATTGGTCTGCTGATAAAGTTCCAGACTCCAGGTCAGTCCAAACCAAACAAGGAAATTTCCTCCCGCCTGCAAATTCAATCCGTGACCTGCACTTGCAGGATGTATCAATGCGACCTGCAATTTTCCGCTGTTCCAATTCTTTATGCTTTGTGCTGATTTGATTTCCTGATATACAATTCCAAGCTTACCAAGCCTTTCTGCAATTCTTGTTCGGTCGTGCTTGAACCAATAGGCTACAAGGACAGGTTTGCCGTTTGCTGATTCGATAATATCCTCTAATGCATCAAGTTTTCTGCTGTGTATCGGGATTATCTCTCCACTATCATCATAAATTGCACCGTTTGACATCTGACACAGCTTATTGCTTAAAGCCGCAGCATTCGCCGCTGTGATCTCCGTATCCTGAACCTCAAGAATCAATTCGTCTTTCAATTCTTTATATTTTTCTTTTTCAGCATCAGACATTTTCACGATGTATTCGTTAGAAATCAATTCCGGCATTTTCAAATGGTCTATCGCTTTCATTGAAACCGTAATGTCCGATATTTTCTCGTATATTCGCTCTTCCGCATCGGGAAGAGGTTTGTAGGAATACACGATATAGCCGTTCTGCTTGTCCGGTTTGAAGTATTCGTTCCGGTATTGCCCGATGAATCTGCCGAGCCGCTGCCCCATATCCAGCAGACGGAATTCAGCGAATAGATCCATAAGTCCGTTGCTTGCAGGAGTGCCTGTCAGTCCTACGATTCTTTTTACCTTTGGTCTGACTTTCATCAATGCCTTGAAACGTTTGCTCTGATGATTCTTAAACGAACTCAATTCGTCAATCACCACCATGTCGTAATCGAATGTTGTATTGATGACAAGCCAGTCCACATTTTCACGGTTGATGATGTAGATGTCAGCATTTGCCTTTAAAGCTGCAATGCGTTCTTCTGCCGTTCCGACTGCAACACTGTATCTCAGGTGCTTCAGATGATCCCATTTTT